AAAAGCAACATGAATTATTAAAAAAAATAATTAATCAAAAAAAAGTAAATTCTTGTGATATTTTATTATGTTCTGATATTTGTGATGACAATAATAGACTATATAATATACATAGTATTATAGATTTTATAATACATAACAATAATAATTCTTTTTTTTCTGAATATATTATATCTCAAATATCTAAATATACTAATAATGAATTAAAATATTATGTCCCGTTATTTGTAAATAAATTAGATTCAAATTGGTTTATGATTGATTTTTTAATTTTAAGGGGTAAAGACGATTTTGCATTTATGGTTTATGTTTATTGGTCAGTTGTATCTTATAATAAAAAAATAACTGCATTATTTTTTACACAAATATCTAAAAATACTACTCCTGAATTTATGGCTAAATTTAATAAAATGTTATCTATGAAAACTATTGATAATGCTAACATATCAAAATTAAATAATATTATTCTTCCAATATTACCTGATATTGAATTTGCTTCAATTGATTCATGTGTTAAAACGATGGACAGTAATTCAAAGCCAAAAATATTTAAATTTATTATGAAAGATGGTTCTTATAAAGAAATAATGTTTAAAAACGATGATGTTAGAAAAGATAATATTATTATTAATATAATTCACATTGTTACAAATATTTTAAAACAACATAATATTGATATTGATATTGTTAATTATAATGTAATCCCCACAAGTTCTAATACCGGATATATTGAAATTATTAAAAATGCTACAACGATATATGACATTGTTGAAATACAAAAATTAACCATACAAAATTATATTTTAAATAATAACAAAAATGAATCAATTAAAAATGTAAGGGAGCGATTCACAAAAAGTACAGCATTATATAGTATGTTATGTTTTTTGCTTAGTGTTGGAGATAGACATCTTGAAAATATAATGGTTACAACTGATGGATTATTATGTCATATTGACTATAATTATATTCTCGGTAATGATCCAAAATATGTAACAAAAAATAAAAATTTACGAATAAATACAGAAATTATTAATACAATGGGCGATGATTATGAATATTTTAAAAAATTATGTGTTGATATTTATAAAATTCTCCGTTCTCATGTAAATTTATTTGCTAATTTATTGTCAGTATTAATAGAAACTGATAATTCAATTAATCCAATAACAATCGAAAGTATTAAAAATATTTTGGAAACGCGTTTTGAAATTGGCGAAGATGCAAATGATATTGCAACGCATATGAATAATATTGTCACATCAAATAATAATTTAGATTATGTCTTTATTGATTTTCTGCATAAATCTAAATCAACAATATTATACAAAAATATGTCAAATATAACTGAAAAAATTATTAATTTATTTAATTAATTATTTATAATTATAAAAAATGAATATATATATATTTTATATATATTTATCATAATAAAATTAATATTATTATTATTTATGGATTTGACTCTGTTTTATGTACTATTTATTGTTGCGTATATTTCATATTATTTTCTTGTGATATTATATGATACTCCATTATATACATCAATAATTAAACAAATATTTGCAACAATGATTTATATTATTTTGTCAGTTATGTCTTGTGATTTATTCATACGTTTATTAAATTCATTTTATATTGATTCACAATATTATAATCATGTTATTATAAATTCTAAAACAGCAAAAAATACATTTACAAATCATATTAAATATATTTCTGAGCATATATTTGATATTGAATATTCTAAATTTGATATTATTGATATTGATGGCATTAAATATATTTATCCTTCTTCTAAATATAATTTTAGAAATTTAATAATAACTCCTTATAAAGATGATGATAATAAAATAACACAAATTCAAATAAAATGTTTTTATAAAAATGAACTATTCACACATTTTAATGATATACAATGAAATTAATTATTATATTTTAGGCGCCGTCTCATTGAGTTCGATTGATACTTTTTAATGATGAAAATAATATTAATACAATGAATAATTATTACAAAAAAATTTTACTAATTATGATACAAATAAATTCGATAACTTTACATTTATAATATGTATTTCTTTATATTGAGCTATAATTTCATGTAAGCATAATAAATAATATCAATAAAATTATTTATTTCTTTTATATTTATACATTAATTTTTATTGTGCTTTATTTGTCAGTCTAAAATAATAATTAAAAATATTTTTAAATATAAAAATATTTCTATTAATTTTATATTAATATTTTTTTCATCATTAAAAGTATCAATAAAACTCAATTAGACAGCGCCAAGATTAAATAATTATTTTGTGATAATAAATTTTATTTGTTATATTATATTTTATGACATTATTATTTTTCTTTTGACTATTTTATATTTTTTACATATATCATTTAATGTTAAAAATTTAGTATATTTTTTTAAATATTTTTTACATAATTTTAATGCTTCATTTTGGTTAGATTTAGATGGTAATTCATGAGATACACAATATTTGTATATTATACCTGCAGAAATCTTATAATATCCAAAAAGATGATCAACACCCCACATCCATTTATTTTGTATAGTATGAATATTACAAAAAGTTTTAAATTCGTGTGGTGTAAGTAATATACAATAAATTTCAAGAATATTATTTATTGTTAATAAATTTTCATCTTCATTATTCATAAATGCATGTGAGCTATTTATAACTTTTGGTGACAATATTATTATGTCATATGTTTTTTTTATTTTAATTAATTCATAAATATCTAAATTTATTATTTTTACATCATCTAATATAAATAGTACATAATCATATAATTTTATAATATTGTTATAAGGACAAGTTAAAAATAATTCAGTCAATACTCCAATTTTATCATAAAAATAAATATGCTCTAAAAATTCTAATTTTCTTATTTTTTCTTTAACATTTTTATTATTATTATCATAAAAATTTATTATAATACTAAATTTACATTCAATATTTTTGTATATATATTCTAAATTATATTGTAATATATTATATTTTATATTATCTGTATCTCCTCCAAATGCTGCTAAATAATATAGAATGCGCATATATTATTTATTATTATTATTATAAAAAATTGAAATATTTATCTTATTGCGTATATATTTATAATATCAAATGAAAATTTATAAATCAAATGATAAATATTTAATGATACATCGTAATGAAACTATTGGATCATGTCATTTTTGTTTTCCTGATAAAATTAATGATACCGATCATGATGTAATATTTATTTCATATTTAGTTGTTATACCACAATATAGAAATAATAAAATAGCAACATTATTATTACTTTCTGTATTTATGGATTATTATAACAAAGGTTATCGCTTTGTTGAATTAGTTGATGCTTCTGCAAGATATAGACACAAAAAGAATATTTATAAAATGTTGGGATTATATTATAAACATTATGACAATGACATGCGTGGCAATTTAAGACATATTTTATTTGGCAAAAAAATAATTAATAAATTATCCATCACCTGAAAAATCATTGTGAAAATATGATGATTTATTAGGATTTATTATTACATTTTTTATTTCATTTATAATGTCAGTAAATGGATTAATATTTTGTATATATGACATAAAATTATTATCTAGATTATTATTTGTTAAATTAGATTCATTATGTTGTGTGTGTTCTTGATGCACATATTCATGTTGTGTGTGTTGTATTTGATGATGCAGAAAATTATCCATAATTAATATTTATATAAAATATTTCAATAATAAGTTATATCCTTTCAATAATTTTATGTTATCATTAAATTTATTTTGCAATAAATAAAAAATAGTTTTTCGAATTATTGTAATATTTAATAAATCATCAATATCGACATTGAGAATGTATTTTTTATTTTCATATATAATTGTCATATTTTGCGAAATATATTTATTTTGTTTTTTATTAGTTTCATTATTATTAATTATTTTTAATTTACATAAAATGTGAAAACGATAAATTTTATTTATTACTGAAATAATATTATTATAATTTAATAATAAGACTAATTTTTTGAATAATTCAATTGAATAAATAACATCATATGAAGAATATATTATTTGATTTTCTGTTAAATTATGTATAAACCAATTTTTATTATAATTTATTTTACTACAAATATTTATTAATTCATTATATTTTTGATTATCAATAATTTGTGTTAAATAAAGAGCATCATATAAATTACATTTTTTATTATTTGTTAATTTTAATTTATTTGTTAGTGTTTGATATAAATTACATAAAAATAATGTATCAATTGAATAATTTATAAATTTTATAAATTTTTTATTATTTTTAGACAAATAATTATAAATATGTGGATAATCTAAACTATCAGAACCATGAAATATTTTTATCAATTTAGAACAAAATATGTATTTTATTAGTTTTTTCTTTTTTCTAAATTTCAATAAATTAAATATATATATATTTTCATCTTTATCAAATTTTATTTGTGCTAATGCGATATATCTTTCATTTGTTTTATAATTTTTATTATATTCAAAATCAATTGCACAATAAATTAATTCTGTTAATGATTTTTTATAAATATTATGACATAAATTAATAAATTCATTTTCTTTATCTTGTGTATTTATAATAATATATATCATCATATATATTAAAAATTTATAAATTTACATATTAAATACTAAATAATAATTTATATGATAAAAATGTTTTGGGATTTTCTATTTATAATAACATTTTATTTTACACCAATATCATTAATATTTTATGATTTTATGACTGATTATAAATATACAAATAATTGTTTTAGCATCATAGGATATTTTTATTTATTTATTTTCACACCATTTTCATTAATACTTTATGATTATATAACGGATTATAAAAATACAAATATATATTGGACATGTTATTATTTATTTTTGATATTTGGATTATTAAATATTTGGTATAATATAACAGAAACTCAAAAATGTTTAAAAAATAATGGCGGCTATTATAGAAGTTATAAACAATCACCATTGCCCCCTAATATAAATTTATCATCAACTTTTTAATTTTGTATTTAATTAATATAAAATTAAAAAGTTAATGATAAATTTATCATCAACTTTTTAATTTTGTATTTAATTAATATAAAATTAAAAAGT